GAGGTTTAACCAGTGATGCTCAAACACAAATAGATGGCAAAGCGGCTAATGCAACAGTTACCGCTATGGCGTTAGCATTAGGATAAGAATATGGCTATACCCAATTCAAAAGCAACATTAAAACAATGGTGTAAAAGAAAACTCGGTTATCCAGTTATCGACATCAACATAGATGAAGATCAATTAGATGACAGAATAGATGAAGCACTACAATACTTCTATACTTTTCAGTATGGTGGTATGCAGCGTGTTTATCTAAAACATAAAGTAACTCAGGCCGATGTTGATCGTGCAAATGTAAACGAGACAGTAACTGCTACAGACGGAAATCAACTTACATCAACAACAAGTGGTGCGTTGACTTCTGGTGGGACATCTGTCACACTTGCAGATGCTTCACAGTTTCCAGCATCTGGCACTATCAAAATTGCTGCTGATTCTACTAACGCAGAAGAAACGGTTACATACACTGCTAAGTCTGGTAACGTACTAACTACTGCCGCACTTGCAAATAACCACGACGGTGGTGTTGCAGTCACAAGTGTTCATCAAGTAACTTGGTCAACAGGTCAGGCATACATTCCTATGCCAGAGTCAGTTCAAAGTGTTCTAAGAGTATTGCCCTTCAGTGATCGTGGCAATCTCAATATGTTTGATGTTCGTTATCAGTTACGACTCAACGATCTCTATGACTTCTCATCTGAGTCTATCATTCATTATCAGATGACTATGATGCAGCTTGACCTATTAGATATGGTTCTAATCGGTGAGAAACCTATTCAGTATAATGTACATCAGAATCGTCTGTACATCAATATGGATTGGGGTGATGATATTGAAGTTGGTGAATACATCATTATGGAATGTTATCGTAAACTAGACCCAACGACTTGGACAGATATCTATAACGATCTCTGGTTGAAGAAGTATGCTACCGCACTTATCAAACGGCAGTGGGGTGAAAATCTCAGTAAGTTTAATGGTGTTACAATGTTAGGTGGTGTCACGATGAACGGTGCAGAGATTTTTCAGTCAGCATTAACAGAGATAGAACTTTTAGAAGAACAAAGCAAGACAACGTGGGAAGAACCGTTGCTTATGGACATGGGTTAACTTTATGCCTACCAATCATCATTTCTCTAAAGGTACAATATCCGAACAATATCTTTATGAAGATTTAATCATTGAGGCCATGCAGATATATGGCCATGATGTATATTATCTTCCCAGAACTTTGGTAAATAAAGATCAATTGTTTGGCGAAGATGCTTTATCAAAATTTGATGATGCTTATCTTATAGAAATGTATATGGATACACAAGAAGGTTATGAAGGAGAAAAGGAATTAGTATCACGATTTGGATTAGAAATTCGTGATGAAACTACCTTTACTGTTTCTCGGCGAAGATGGTTAGATTTGGTTAGTTCAAATAATAATTTAATAACATCTCTAAGACCAAATGAAGGTGATTGGATTTATTTTTCAAATGGACCTCGTCTTTTTGAGATTAGTTTTGTAGATAAAGATGATCCATTCTATCAAGTGGATAATCTTCCTGTTTATAAATTGTATGCTAGAACTGTAGAATACTCAGATGAAAGACTCGATACGGGAATTGCAGATATTGATGCCCTCGAGGATACATATACAGGCGATGCATTACAATACCAATTTCTTGCTGAACAATCATCAACAACAACTTATGTTGAGAATATAACACTTGAACGTGGTACTGATTTGTATGCTACAGGTTCTGTCGAACTTGAAACAGCAACAGATGGTGGTACTGGTATTCTCACATCTGAAAGTGAAACTGGGTTTGCCGCAATACTTACAGAAGATTCTACCTCCAGTGATTCCTTCTTCATTATTAACGAAGAATATTCATTGGCTACTGCCGAACCTTTGGCAGACAACACTTGGTTAGAAGAAGCTGTAACTGGTACTGGTCAATTTTCTAGTTCTGATCCAGTATTAGATTTCTCAGAAAGAAATCCATTCGGTGAACCAACGGAGAGTATATAAATGTTAGGACAATATTTTTACAACGAGAGTCTGCGAAAGACTATCATAGCATTTGGTAGTTTATTCAATGACATTCAGATCACAAGAAAAGATAGTTCTGGTGCGGAAGTTCAGACTATGAAAGTTCCTTTGGCCTATGGACCAAAGCAGAAGTTCATCACACGACTTACACAAGACCCTGGTGCAACACAAGCAGTCGCATTAACTTTGCCACGTATTGGTTTTGAGATTCAGTCTTTTGATTATGATCCTTCTAGAAAATTAAATAGAACTATAAGGCAGAAAAAAGTTGCTAACACCAACGATAAGAAACTGAAACAGATGAGTACACAGTACACACCTGTGCCTTACAATATGCAATTTGAATTATTTGTTATGGCAAAGAATAGTGATGATGGTATTCAGATCATCGAACAGATACTCCCATTCTTTCAACCAGAGTATACTGTGTCGATAAAAGAAGTTCCTGACATGGACATTGTTCGTGATGTTCCTTTTGTACTCAACAGTGTTGGGTATGAAGATACATACGAAGGTGACTTCCAGACAAGACGAGCGATCATTTACACATTATCATTTACTGCTAAGTCATACGTCTACGGTCCTGTTACAACTGCCAAACCAATCACAAAGGTTCAGGCCGATACATACAGCGATCTACCAGCAACTGCACCTACCAGAGTTCAACGATTTACAGTTGAAGCTACTGGTACTGGTGACGATGATGATAACTTTGGCTTTAACGAATCAACATCGGAATGGGTATAAATGATGGGAATGTCACTATAGCCAGTGTTTGATAAATATTATTATGAGTAGAATTGACGATGCGATTAGTGATGCCCTAGGTGTCACGAAAGAAATCAAACAAGAAATTATTGATCCTAAACCTTTAATACCACGTCCAGAGGCGTCTGTAATCGCCTCAGACGAACGCTCGGTAGAAACTGATATCGACTACAAGTATAGTCGAGAAAACTTCTATCATCTCATTGAGCGTGGGCAAGATGCCATCACAGGCATACTTGATCTGGCACAGGAAAGTGAACACCCACGAACATATGAAGTTGCAGGTCAACTTATCAAAACTGTGTCCGAAGTAACTGAGAGGCTTGTAGACTTGCAAGAGAAAATGCAACGACTTAAAGAAGTCCCAGAGAAAGGACCTACGAATGTTACCAACGCATTGTTCGTCGGTAGTACAAAAGAACTTCAGGCTCTATTGAAGAATAAAGATGATTGAGACTTACAAAGGTAATCCTAATCTAAAGTCTGCATTAGTTCGACAAGAATATACTCAAGAGCAAGTTGAGGAATTCATCAAGTGTAGTCAAGATCCGATATACTTTATTCAACGCCATGTGAATATCGTAAGTATTGATGAAGGTCTTATACCCTTTCATATGTATCCTTTTCAACAGGAAATCGTACAGACATTTCACGACAATCGTTTTACTATCTGCAAACTACCGCGACAGTCTGGTAAGTCTACAGTTGTATTGTCTTATCTTATTCATTACATTCTATTCAACGATCAGGTCAATGTTGCCATTCTTGCAAACAAGGCATCAACGGCAAGAGACCTATTGTCACGACTTCAGTTGGCATATGAACATCTACCCAGTTGGTTGCAACAAGGTGTAATGAACTGGAACAAGGGATCGTTAGAACTAGAGAATGGTTCTAGGATACTTGCGGCATCAACATCAGCGTCTGCCATTCGTGGTGGTTCTTTCAACATTATCTTCCTTGACGAGTTTGCGTTTATTCCATCAACGATTGCAGAACAGTTCTTTAGTTCCGTTTATCCTACAATCTCATCTGGTAAATCATCGAAGGTGATGATTATCTCTACACCACACGGTATGAATATGTTTTATAAAATGTGGACTGATGCAGAGAACGGTAGAAACGATTTTAAACCCATTGAAGTGCATTGGTCAGAAGTGCCAGGTCGTGATGAAGAATGGAAAGAACAGACTATCAAGAATACAAGCGAACAGCAGTTTCTACAAGAGTTTGAATGTTCCTTCTTGGGTAGTGTTGATACTTTGATATCACCTACAAAGATACAGACGATACCACATCACGACCCAATAGAAAGAAGTGCTGGGTTTGATGTTTACGAAAGACCTCAGAAAGATCATTCGTATTGTATGACTGTTGATGTTGCCCGCGGTTCATCAAACGATTACAGTGCATTTGTTGTGATTGATATTACTACTGTACCATACAAGTTAGTTGCAAAGTACCGAAGTAACGAAATCAAACCTCTTATCTTTCCAGATATCATCTATCGTACCGCAAAGTCTTACAACGATGCACAGATACTTGTAGAGATCAACGACATTGGTGGACAGATTGCAGACGCATTACATCACGATATGGCATATGA